TAGTGTGTTTATCTTGTAAATGTTTTTAACTATTGTAAGCGTTTTGTCTGATATGTATTCGTCCTCTCCGACTTGTGTTCGGAATGTTGTAGACTTTTACTGTCAGGCTATTTTCTGTTGTTACATAGTGCTTTACATATTCACACTTTTGGCGAAGAGGGGTATAGCTTGGATGGGGGCTACTCTTCTTCCCGGTATCGCAAATTTGCTTGAGGCCGGCAAAAAGTTTATAATGTGGCTTGTTAGAGTTAATTCACTAGCTGCATGGTGTGGTTGTTTGTACGTTCTATCCTTTGTAAGCGAAATCGCTCGAGAAGAATACAAAATGTATCTCGCGATGTTTACACGCATGTTCATATTTGTACACCACCTGAACATGACTGGATTGAGACATTCATTCCTTCGCTTTGACTGGAGAAAAGTTCCTGGTCATAGTTTACAACAACACCACACTCATCCAAAATTGGCGTCCTACCGAAACGCAGCAGGTTTGTTGATGAATCATTTTTGTGATCGTGTTCAGAAAACACGTTTCGACCTCAGTTCGAATCGTAGTCGAGATAAAACTTTAGGAACTCACGATTACTACTTCATCAAAGACACCGCGCGAATTAGGTGGTATGATAAGATGCCTAAAAATCGACTCGTAACAATGATGGATGTGGACTATTATTTGGACACAATACCACAAAAGTTACTTGGATGCCCTTTGTTGTTATACACTGTTTGCCCTAGTAAACTTGCCGATGAATCCAAAGAAAGAACTTATCGATTCATCAACAAGGACACGCTTGAAATGATTATACAAGGAGGTGAACGGTATACACACAAAATTTATGACTATGATCGCTCAGTGATCTCTTTGCCGACGTGGTTCGGCTATTGGAATTACTATGTTGATCGGGTGAAACAGCATGAAGAAAAATTCTTCGTTTTGATGACCCCCTTCAGCTGGGTTTTTGATCCGTTTCATTTATTGAAGATCACTACACGAGCAACTACGCCTGTGGACCAGAGGGGTTCATGGCTGCACATGGTCATGCAACATCACAATGGGTTGTTTCGGCACATTAAATCCGTTGATGGCTTTTTAGATGCTATCTTACCCCAGGCAGATTGGGAATCCTTGCTAGCGCTTTGGCCTTCTTGTCCTAATAAGAATATAGGCCAAGTGCAAAGGTATTTCAAGGACTCGACTGCTCGGGACACTATACGGTTTGCTTCGGTCATATACCGAGCATTGTGCGAATATAACGGGGAAAATCCTGTTGTTCAAACTTACCCGGCGCGATTTGTTGTTGATGTCATTGATGATAAGCGAGTGATGGATGAAGGTAAAGATCATGGACAAGATTTATTGGATCAACCTATCACCACGTCCCCTTCAATGACTGTTAATGCATCCAAGGCTTCTGACAAATATACTGTCACGGAGCGAGTTGAGAAAGTAAGGAATGATGTCGAACCTCCGTTGGTTTATAACGAATACGCGAAAGAATTCATAACCCAATTGGTTGGAGATAAAAGAGGACATCCTGTTCCATATTCTGAGGTTATTGAAAATCAAAACCGACCTGTGCAAATGCAAAGAATTAATCAATACGTATATCCTAAGATTACGCATGACGTTGAGGTCGGAGCATTTCAGAAAATGGAAACTATACCTCTTAAGATTGGTCCTGCTCGGAATATCAGTGCTGTCAATATCGAACATAACTTAGCACTTTCGAGCTTCACCTACCCTTTTAAAAATGCAGTATTGAGAGACCTTGATTGGTACTCACCATGCAAACCACCACTGGAGCTATCTGAGTCTGTACACCAATATGCTCTACGCCACAAGTCTTTGTTATCATCCGATTTTTCGAAATTTGATGGCACCATTTCGCGATGGTTGCGTTCTAACGTTGAAAGAGCAGCGTATGAACTATACTTTGACCAATGGGCTGAGTTGGTAAGTAAATTATGCATGGCTGAATGTACTGCAAGTGCAAAGACGCGTTTTGGGGTAAGGTATCGACCTGAGAATTCTCGGTTGAGTGGATCGCCTCTAACCACTGATGGTAATACTATGATTAACGCATTCGTAGCATTCGCTGCCCTCCGCAAAGTCGGGTGTTCACCAGCAGAAGCCTTCAGAGACATTGGCCCTAAGGCAGGCGATGACTCAATTGTGACAGCTAAAGTAAAGAACTCACTTCTCGAAGTATGCAAGGATCTTGGACTTGATGTAAAAGTTGAAATTATCAACAAGAACAAGCCTGTACCATACCTCGGAAGATATTGGGTAAATCCTTGGGTCACATTGACGAGCATGCAAGATTTGACGCGAACCTTGCCGAAGTTGAGTGCAGTTGGGAGTAAACAACACGCACCCGCGCAAGCATTAGCAAACAAATGCAAAGGCTATTATGTCACTGATGCCCATACACCTATTTTGGGAAGTGTGCTCAGGAACATAGCACGGAAACATGGATTCAAATTAACCGATGCTCCTGAGTTCAACCGCATTATTGGAACTGATCGAGAGTTGATAAGGAAATTCAACGACGGTCCGTTTCCAAATAGTGAGGCAGACCACCCTGAATTGGTATGGTTAGCAGCCAGATTGTTAAAAATAGAACCTACTGACGTTTTAAATATTGAATGGGATTTGGATAATGACACGGCTCAATTTCCAATCCTTTCAACAGACGTCAAACTGGCTGAAACACTTTCTGCTGTCGTGAACGGTTGGGTAGTGGCACCGCCAAAAAGGCAAAATACGACTAGTACAAGTGCAGATGAATGCAAACAAAAACGGAAAGGGCCAAAACGGCCAGTCCAAAAACGGTGGCGGCCAAAACGGCGCCTCCGTGCGGCGACGCCGCAACAATAAACCAAAACAAACCAACGGAACACTCAAGGCCTTGGGGTACCAAGGTGGCGCAATGCCTCTCTCGTATGCAATGGCAAATGTGCGCCCAATTCAGAATCAGAAGTGCCGTCATTCAGGCTCGGATTTTATTACATCAGTTGTTGTTAAATCTGATATATCCTTGCCTGCTTCTCGCATATTGGCAGAGTTTCCAATAACTCCTTCAGCATTTCCTGGTACACGAC